TTACATAAGGCAGAGCATACTGTAGACTTAGTAAAGTGTCCTAGCTATACCACTAAGCATGCTACATGGGTAGGCTATGTATCTTTTAATCATGATGAGGTTAGATGTTTTTGGTTAGAGAATGAACATCCCAGGAGAGCAAGAGCAGAGCCAAGAGTTAAACATGGAAGAACAGAATGAGCTTTACAATCTATGAACCTAGTGGTACAATGTTTATTCAATGGTTCTTTA